TTGGCCGAACGTACCGGCTTAATTATTCCCCTAACCCGCAGCCTGATGGCTCAGGTCAACGCGCAGATGAGACCACTCTTTAGTAAACTACCGGATGGGTTTCATATTGGCCTGAATATCAGCGTGTCACATATTAACGCGCCGACGTTTATCGATGACTGCCTGCACTATCAGCGCGGCTTTGAGGGTAAAGCGGTGAAGCTGATGCTGGAGATCACGGAGCAGGAGCCGCTGTTGCTCAACGGGGCGGTTGTGGACAAGCTCAATACGTTACACTCCCGCGGGTTTTCCGTCGCGCTGGACGACTTTGGCACCGGCTATTCCGGGCTTTCCTGTCTCCACGAGCTGATTTTCGACTATATCAAAATCGATCAGAGTTTTGTCGGCCGGGTAACCGGGGAGGCGCCGGCAAGCAAGCTGCTGGACTGCGTGATAGAGATGGCGCGGACGCTTTCACTGCGCATCATTGCCGAGGGCGTCGAAACCGAGGCCCAACGGGATTATCTTAATCGCCAGAATATTCATCTGCTGCAGGGCTACTATTTCTGAAAGCCGATGCCCTACGTCGCGCTGGTCATGCTCCTGCTGAGCAAACCGAAGGCGCGGATTGTCGAAGAATAAGCGGGCGTTGTGAAAAGTCCTGCCATGCGACGGGCTATATATCCATCAGCGCTGTGGGAATGAAAACGTCGTCGGTCGCTGTCCGGGTCATGCACGACCGACCGGACAAAGCAAGAAGGGGTTACCTTTCGGTAACCCCTTCTTTTATATGGCGGAAGCGCAGAGATTCGAACTCTGGAACCCTTTCGGGTCGCCGGTTTTCAAGACCAAATAAAATTACTTTACAATCAGTATGTTATGGTGCATTCATAGAATAAGGTAGTTTTTTGACACAGCTATAAATCAATCATTTACAGTTAATGCATGGGCTTTATTCTTTCAACTTTTAAGGGTTCTCCCTTGACTCCCACACAGTTTCAAGAGTAAAAATACTGTACATAAAAACAGTACAGGTAACCAAAATGATCAACAGAGAATCCAACGCATCGAGCATTCCAGAACTGACTGGCTTTAATGTCAGCCATTCGGCTTTAACCCGTCAGGTGTTCCTCAATGCTACTTTTACTGACAATATGGCGTCTGTACCTCACTGGCCACTGAAAGAGTTTCCTGACCTGTTTTGTTGTATCTCCAGGGATAGGGCGGAAGCCTTGCTCCATCAACTCCAGAGAGCGATCGATTATCTGGATGCCGGGATGGATTCGCCCTCGCTATTTCTTATCGATGATGACCTCTGATGCGGGGCAATAGCGATAGATGGTTTTCACATCGACACCAATCACCGCGGAAACCTGCTGCCGGGTTGCGCCCGTACCCAACATCTTGCGGCATCGCTCCACAACCTCAGTGGTCATCACCCGGCGGCGGCCACCGATACGCCCCTGCTCTCTCGCCGCGGCTAAACCAGCTCGCGTGCGCTCCACTATCAGCTCACGCTCCATTTCCGCCAGGGCGCTCATGACGTGGAAGAAGAACCGCCCTGCAGGGGTTGAGGTATCAATGCTGTCTGTAAGGCTGCGGAAGTGAATGCCTCTATCCTGCAGCTCAGATACCAGAGTTATGAGGTCACGGACACTACGCCCAAGGCGGTCGAGCTTCCAGACAACGAGAGAATCACCTGGTTTTAAACGACGAATAGCCCGCTTCAGCCCCGGGCGTCTGGCATTTTTCCCGCTCGCTGTATCTTCGAAAATCTGCTCACATTCTGCGCGAACCAGCGCGTTTTTCTGTAAATCTAGGTTTTGATCGCCGGTAGACACCCTGGCGTAGCCAATCAGCATTATGCAACCCTTTGAAAAGGTTGATTGTAAATTGCAGATATTGTTCGTGCAAACCTGGGTTCGAACGAAGAGGGGCAGGGAGCTTCATTAGTTGGCCTTGAACAAGGTGGAACAGTTCAGAGCGCTATCACCTGGTGTGATATGAATATGTATCCAGAACTGGATAGAACCGGATCCACGAATATGCTTCCCCAGATTAATGCAATTATTGAGGCGGCAAAAGATAAAGGCATCTATAAAATTACTGACACTTCGCCTCCCGGTTCTGTTTACCGCATTGATGGAAGCCAGGACTTGGTGTTTTACGGTCATACTGAGTTCGGTGATGCTAAATTTCACTTCGCCAAAACCTGGAAAGGCCAGGTCGTTTTAAAAGATCCTGCTAATGAAATCATTACCTACGACTCTTCAACATCAGCGGGCGCTGCACTGCTGGCAAAAATCAACGTGTCTTCATCTCAGAGCAGGCTTGCCCAATCGCTCCAGATTGACGGGCTTGTTGACGACACTACGTTAAACAGTTGCATGTGTATCTTTGATTCAGGAATACCTGCGTACTATTCACGCGGAGTAGTCAAGAATTACGAGCACATTGGGCTTATTTCTACGCGTGGACTCATATCTGATGCGCTTTATTACAGTTTAACTGGCATGATTTCATCCGTCAGGGCGCTGAGGATTAAGCCCAACACGACAATCGTCAAACTGCCTATGCTGGATTTTACCGATCGTCCCCATGCAATTAGTGTGCTGATGCAGGGGTGCTCCCGTTATGAAGTCTGGGGGCCAAATGTCAGCGACAGAAACCTCACGGATACTGGCAGCGAGTACGTGCTTTCAATGCATGACTGTTTTGACTGCGAGATTAGGTGGGGTTACGACGTTCATCCGAACGTATCCTTTAACGGTGAAGGCAGCACCTCCCTGGTCTCCTCGTATACTCTCAACTTTAACTATTGCCTGGATTGTAAGTTTATCAATCAGCGTTCGATGGGGTTTGGCTGGGGGTCTACGGCTGGAGAGGTTTGCTCAAATACAACGTTTATATTCTGTAAGCTAAACAGAATTGACTTCCACAACCCGATGCAGGGTACAACAAAAATTATTGACTGTGATATGGGTAATAACGGCATAAGCATGTGCGCTATGGGGCGAATAGAAATGATTCGCCCACACTGGAAACTTGAAACGCTCAATGCGCCCTATACTCCTACGGAAGTCACGCTTATCAAAAGCCGGGATGATATTGGAGGATTTGTTGATGGGGATATCTATATTGAAAATGCCGTCGTTTCTGGTGGGTTCACCTATAACGACAATAATTCAATTGCCACTTATTTAATCGGTGGCATGATTAACCTTGCCAGCACCAACCCTGGTGGAACGACCACTCTACCCGAGGGCTCGCCTGTGGTTCCTCGTCTGTTCCGTGATATTACTATCAAGGGGATGAAGCACCTTCGACGCTACTCAACAGACCGTTACACCAGGTTTATTTACTCAAATCTTCCGCAGTATCTTAAACATCCGGAATCGATCACTCTTGATGATTTTGATTATTTCTGCGACCAACCGCTGGTATTTGGGTTCGGTAACTGGCTGGATACCTATTATACAGACGACACCACCTCTTCGCCCATGGTAGTTGACGTGACATGTCACATCACTATTAACCGTGGGGCATTTTCCGGGCTGTCATTTGCCGGGACAGGTAATAAGCAAAACCTGAGCGTTAAACTTAACCAGGTGCGCGATTTGCGTTACGGCAAGAAAGGTGTGGCCGTTGTTGCCAACACCCGCGGAGTCTATGATATAAGCGATACGGATGTGACCAGTCTCAGCACGGTATTCAATTCATCGCAGCCAACGGTACCGAATATCATCAAACTGAACGGCGGAACATTCCGCGTGTTTGATAATTCGGTTATGCCAATGACGGCTAACGACGCTGTTTATCACGATGTGTCCGCTTCAAACGTGACGTTCCTGGGTGATTTTTCCGCATCAACAGTAACGGCAACGAACCTTAATCTGGCGAAGTGGTTCAGGCTGGCAGGGTGCTCATATCAGACCACCTCAGGATCGCGTGTTCCTTATTTGCTTTTGTACACGGGTAATGTCGGAACAGTTGAAACTACAATCGGCATACCCGTCAGGTCAGGAAACGCAATGCTCACACAGAGCATCTATAACAGTCTGATAACCACCGATACCTTCCAGATTTCGAATATGTCAGGGAACCTTTCACGCAAACTTTATAACGGTGCTGATGGAGGCTATTTACTCAATATCAGTATTACGGGTAATAGGGCATTAATTAACACAGCTAAGGCGTCAGAAACAGCATTGCTGCGGCAGATCCTTTTAGCGGCGTAACCAGAGGTAAGAGACATGTTCTCACATGAATCAGAAGTTAAAGTAAATCTTGTTAATGATAACGGGTGTGTACTCGGAAGCGAAACAAGAAGCCTCCTCCTTTATTTTGAGGTGAAATCATTAAACATTAGTGGTACTACCTGCACAGCATCTCTCTTTTCAGGAACAAGCAAAGAGAGTATGCAGTTTTATGGGGCTTACTCCATGGAAGTCGATTTACATTCAGGAGGTATTAACGAGTCTGTAGAAAATCACATCATGGCGCTTGAGGAGTTTTCAGGAGCAGTACAGATATAAAAAATCACTGCGCCAGTGACTAACTGGCTCAGTAATAATATGACAAGGCAGGCCATGATTTTATGATTCCAATGAGTTATCAGATATTAACCTTGGTTTTATTGACCAGGATATACCCTTCACTTTCTGGCTGAGAAGATAGATACGAAACCAGAGCGGCCATTGCGTATTCAAAATATTCATCGTCAGGCCAGTCCCCAGAAATAATGCCGTTAAGATCGGCTGTGGAGACGGCGTAAACGCCGTCCTCCTCTTTGCGGATGTAATACAGGGTCATATGAATACTCCTTACTGGTAGCCGATAGTTGGATGCGAATCGAGGTTTGCCCATACCGGTAACTTGACGTAGAAGGTGCCGACGCCACCGGTGAACAGAAAACCGAGATAAGAGTAATTACCGCCGATTAGCTGAACAGCCAGAGGCCGGGTACCCATGTAGTCATCTTTGGTTATGGAAATTGTGGGGTTTGCCAGCGAAGTCAGAATGTCCTGAGAAATACTCTGGTTTACCCCGTACAGATTCTCCGTTTCCGTTACAGGTCCAGGTGCTGCAGTTACCGTTCTGGTGACGCTGGCAATGGTTCTGGCGATAGCCGATACGTTCAGTGCCCCGGCAAACGCCGCCGCTTTTATCGAGCAAAAACCATGAATATGCTGCGTTCCCCGCTCCGGTGTTATTTGTCGGCTGAACAGCAACTGCACCGTATCGGTCGGCGAGTTCAGCGTGATTTTAATTGGGATGACACCGTCACTGTCTGCGTCACCAGCGCCGCCGTACACACATGATGCGCCGCCTGATTTTATGCACCAGAAATCCCCCGTTCGTGATGTGGGGACGTTCTCATTTTCAGTACCGGAAAACAGCAGCTTGTCGTTGATTCGATAACCGTATGCTCCATCGTATGACGGCAGGAACCGGTATGTCTGTCCGCTGCCCGGATACTTAATAATGAGACGAGCCAGGTTTGCCGGGTTATAACCTTTCCACGTCGGGTATGCGCCGTTAACATACGGTGCGCGGCAGAAGATATTGCAGCTGTCCAGCTCCAGAATCGTCCTGATGGTTGTCCCGAACACAATATCCCTGACGCCACCATATTTATCGTTGGTGGATTTATTGGGGTAGATTTTCGCCCCGCGAATTTTGACGTTATTCTCCCCGTCATTCGTTGTTCGCGTCGGGCAGTTAAGGATTAATCCGCTGTTGCCCTCGATGTGGCCGTTAATGTAATTCACTTCCCCGAGGTTAGTCGGGCTGCAATGGAATACATCCCCGCCGTTGTAGTCAATGCTGCACATATCGAAGTAGAAGAAATCACCGCGGTTATCCAGATAAACAGCATGGCTCCGGTTGTTACCTATCAGGCACCCACGGAATGACATTTTCTCGCCACTGTTAGCCCATTGCGGAGTGCTACCGCTCCATGCTGTATAGGTATCAATGCCGTAGGTGTTATTTGTAAAATGACAGGCAACCACATCCATCAGATAGGTATTAACAGAGCCAGGTCGGAACCCTGAGCCCCACCCGGAAACACGTGCATTTGAGAAGGTGGTATCCCTGAAATGGGCCTGGTTACCGCCCGGATACGTGACGTTACCCCAGCGCACGCCAGGATAGGTTGTCGCGTTGGGATTTGAGGTTGTATTCGGGCCTTTTATTAAACAGCCATTACCAATAAATCCGCCAGAATTATGGCTGTTAGAGGCACCGGCTCCGGCTCCCCATCCACCACCGTTATTCAGGAACATCATGTCATTGGTGAGACCGTCAAACTCATTACTGCCAATAATGCCGACACCAGTGGTGAAGTCGCTGTAATCATAAATTGCCCCCGGCGCGGAATAAACCCTCAAAAACGACGGGATTTTGACGGATTTTTTATTCATGTAAAAATCCGTCATGCCTTCAGCATTGGGGTTTGGTGGAATTCTTATCTCAGCATCCACGCCGCCTGCAACGTAGCCACGGGAAATAACTTTATTCACCTTATCCTGAATAATCATATTCAGGCAGTCAGCAAGATTATTTAGCTCGTCAGAATACCCTGCCAGAAACACGTTATGGCCAAATGAAATATCCGCATCCCATACCGCACCGCCAGCAGTGACGAAACGGCTATAGCCATCGTCGACCGCATCTGATGCGGCTGGGTTGTGTGTCAGAATGACGTTTAATAATGGCCCTCCGATAACTGCACGCTCCAGGATAATACTCTGACCTGAAATCGTTGGCTCTATAATACGCAGTGTGCTGAGGTCTTTACACTTCCCGATCCATTTCAGACCATCGCTTAAACCCAGGTTTATGAGAACATCAGCTGCACTTCCAGATTCAGGCAGAACAGCGATCGGATTACCGTTATCATCGAAAGCAAGGATCTTCTTTTTTCGTCCATTGATGCTAGGTAGGATATTCACCGACGATTCCGGAACCCGCAGCGTACGTTTAAATTGTTCGTCAGCATGAGAAATAGCACCGTCGTAGAGGCCGTCAGCGTAGTTCTTGGTGGCTGCGTCCTGCTCGTCAACCGGATTCTTCAGGTACTTAATAAATCGATTTTTCGCGTGGTAAAAGTTGGCGAAAATGTTCGGACGCTTCAGCGGCAAATCGTCCCACCACCAGTAAATTTGCTGGATGAGCATCGTTAGCTTGTCCAGGGCTCGCTCGTGGCTGGTCGCCGGGAATTTCCCGGTGGCTACGTAGCTGGTCAGCTGGGTGGCATCTGGCGTTCGTGCAATCAGAAGGGTGGCGCCATCATGAGTTTCGACTAGCGTCAGCGTACCTCCTTCTGAATCACCAGCCCCGGTCAGGATATAATCAGTATCTAGGGTAAGCGTGGTTTCATCGTAGCCGCCATCGCTATTTTCAGTATAAAGCCAAGCGGATATGTGCCCATTTTCAATGAAGTAGAAAGGGATAGCAAAAGGGCCAGTGCTGGTTGATAGCTGATACTCAACCGATGAAGTGTCATTCTCGACCATCATCTACTCCAAAACAGTTCGACATGGTGGCATTGTCAGAATCGTTTTGAAGCTGGGCAAAAGTAAGGCCGCAATATGCGGCCCTGAGGGGTTATTTCTCGGTGTTTTCCGATGCTTTGGCTGCGACAGCATCATCAAATTTTTTCTGGAAGTAGGCCCGGATTGACTTGTAACCGCCCGCTACCAGATATAGAGCCGATACCACTACGCTGAAGTAAAGTAAGCCCGTTTGCACGTTCGTCATTTTGTCTCCTGTCTTTTCTGTTCAATCTGGCGAATACCAGCCAGCTGGTTATTTGCTTTTTCAATAGCAGCAAGTAATGGGGTTATCCATAAAACAGCCTGGCAATATGTCAGTTCGCCGGCGGTAATGGTGCCAGGACTGGGCTTGTCAGATCCGTCGGTATTGGCGTGCACTGCGCTGGAACGTAAACTGTTCGTGTATTCGAGCAGCCCACCAGAAACGTCAGCAGGAACAGGCATATCACACGTTTTTTCGCGCTTGAGAATCGTTCGATATTCAATGGTTTTTTCCTCTGTACCGGCATCTACCGCCCTGTTTTTTTCCTGGACATCGCCGCTTATAGTTTGAAAAGCAGCGATATTATCCGCCTGTATTTGGATAACCCTTGCCTGCAGCGTCACCTGACTTTCAGCCGTTTCAGCTCTGCTGGATGCCGAGCTATATCGATAGCCCAGCCCTGCGGCGATTGTGAGCCCGATGATAAGAAGAAGCATAATAACTGCCGCGGCGATGGATTCTGGTTTCACTTATCGATCCCCCAACACGTCAAGGCGCTTTCCTGGTCACGTCGCTCAACCTGACCGTAGCAACCTTTCTTCTGGCCTTTGGTGAGGCGGCAGTCACGGCCACCATCAAAGATCCAACGACGAATTTCAGAGCACGCCCCTTTACGGTCGCCCGCATTCAGCTTGCGGTAGAACGTGCTGGGGAAACATTTCCCCGGCCCGATGTTGTACGGGCAGAAGCTGGCGATACCAACTTTCTGTGGCGCCGTCAGCGGGACCCTGATGTTCTGGTCAACCCACGCCAGCGCCTTGTTACGCTCAATAGCGTTTACCTGATCGCATTTGGCCTGCGTCAACTTCATGCCCTTCGTTACTGGCTTGCCGTCAATGCGGGTTGCCCCCCGGCAAATCGTCCAGACACCAGACCCGTCAAGGTATGCAGTTAGACTGTTGCCCTCTTTCTCGTTCAGGAACTGATCCATGAGCGTTGGCGCGGATGCACCGGCGGCAATTAGCGCTAGCATGGCTGCACTAAGCTTTGCTTTGGTCGAAGCCATATTATTCTTCCGAGAACTTGCCGCGGCGATACGCGAGCCATTTGAAGTAGATATTTACGAGAAAGGTCAAAGCGGTGAACACCAAGCTGCCAATGACGCCAATAGCTGCCCACTGGCCGGGGGTGTATGAATCAAGCAGCTGCGAAAACCAATACGTAGCGCTGACTGTTGACGTCCCGTAGGTGATGACCTCGGAAACTCTGTGTGTCATTTTCATCGTTCCTTACCTCCCGGCCGGGATGGCTGATTTAAGTGGCAAGGAAGATTTTGATAGGGCCTCTCACACTGGGCAAAAGCTGATCATTTTTCAGGATTCATGAAATGAAACAGGTGCTATAGTGGTTTTGGGATTATCCCTATGGCAATGATTAAGGAATGACGAATGAAAAAAATAATCGCTCTGTTACTGATTGCAGTGTTTGGTGTGATGTCGGTGTCGGCGATGGCTTGCCCGAAAGGCACCCACCCACATGGCGGCACTGGTTCTCATCATAAAGGCGGTACCTGTTCCTGATAGGATTTAAAAACTACACACAAGGCAAAAAGCATGAAAAAATTATTCACGGTGTTATTTGTTCTGCTCTCTCTGGGGTCTGTGACGCAGGCCTATGCTGGAAACTGCCAGCATCCTGACGATACCGCTGCTGACGGTTCACGTTGTGGTGGTCGTTCGGCTGACTCTCGCCCGGGCGGGCAGTAATGATAAAGCCCACCATGTGGTGGGCTAATTCTTACCTCTAGCAACTTCATCTTTCAACCATTGTGGTGGTTCAGTACAACGATAATTTGATTGCATGGCCTCAATTACTAAACTTTTTGCTGAATTTACTCTCCGCTCAGGGTGCTGAGACAGATACATGAAAACGACATCACCATATGTCTGCAACCTTCCATTCGGTTCACAATATACCTGAGCACCAGCAGAACCGAACGATTCGATATTGGCGGCTACATAGCCAAGAAATAAACCGCTATATAAGATATCGCTCTTTGTAGATGCTTTTATATCGTTTTTGCTTACATTCTTAAAACTCTTACCATAATCGTATAATTCCTCACCGTTATAAAATTCAGCGCGCGACACTAATGGGAGTGAAATTAGTAAAATGGAGATCATAACTTTAAGCATAATTATTTATATCCACCTTGATTGTAGGTTATCTGCCAAGCATAAACTGAGAAGGTGGAATAATAAAGTCATTTCCCTGTTCCTCCTTCACACGTTGCTGATACCGCTGCAGAGAACCGGGTGACATCCATTCTCGCATCTGGTTCAGGATCAGGAAGTCCATCACCGGGCGCACCACATGCAGGTTCATGTACGGTGTGTGGTTTATCGCAAAGTTGAAGTAATCAGCGGCTTTTGCATCCCCCTGTTTCGTCAGTCCAAAAAGATTAACCAGTTGTGCTGCATCTGATGCAAACGGACCAGCCAGCGACGTCGCCGGGGTATTTCCGAATCGGTTGTACTCCCCAAAGAGGAAATCCCCCAGAATACCCAGCCCACCGCCCTGCGCCATGGCTGCTGTCCATGTACTGACATTGTCGGCAGGGCGCGGGGTCTGGCCCCTAAGCATCAGCTTCGTCTGCATGGAGAGATAACCGAACGCCGTCGCCCACAGGAAAAGCTGAGCAATGCCCATCAGCTCACCGTTTCCATTACGCATCGCCCGGATCAGAGCGTTATTGCGAAAAGTATTATTCTGGCTTAGTGAACCAAAATCATAACCACGCCCGTAGAGCTCTCGACCGATCGCGTTCTGCATAAAGCTGGCTGTAAAAGATTTAAACTGCCATGCAAATCGCAGCATTTCGCCATAGGCAGTGCCTCGCTGCATACCCTGCTTCATGATCGACATTGTGCGCGCATCCGGTTCGTTCAGAGCTACACCAACGCGATCGAGTATATAACCGCGCACCTTATCGGAGAGAAGCTCACGAGCATATTCCACTGAACGATCATTGATTTTTATCCCGCGGTTGGTGAGGTAGTTCTCAATATCTGTTCGAGGTATATCTGCTACTCCGTCAGGAGTCATGTAGGCGTTACCGTCCGCTGCATGCAGTTTCATTTTACTGAGTGCTGCCCACTCGTTTTCTTCAATGCCATGCATCGAGAGAACCCGGCGCAGTTCTTCCGGCACATCACCAAATGATTTTCCGGCGTGTGTACCCAGCCACTCAGAAACCATCATGCCAGTGCTGTAGCGACTGCTGTTAGTCCACCAACTCTGCAGGTTCAGCCGGAAATAATTTCGCATAGCCCTGTTAACTCTACCAGGCATCGAATTGTCAGCACTGAAGCGATAAATTAGCTCATCTTTCATCGCATCAGCATGTAACCCGATCGATTTAAGAACCTGCTGACGCTCCGCATTTTTCCAACGCGTTAACTGGGCTTTATTGGCCGTAGCTTCCCAAACAGAGCCCAACATATTTCGTCCCTGATAGCGCATCTCCATAGCCTGGGTAGCGATATCATTGAATGATGAAATCATTGAACCGCCGAGCTTCATCATGGTTTCTATCGCGCGGGTTGTTGCTGCGACCCTGGCGAGCGCGGCATTACCGGGAATGTTGGTTTGCCCGGTGATTTCCTTTAACTGATTGGTCAAAGATGTGTTTCGTTTCTGGCGGAATTTATTCAACGCATTATCATCTTTCGTGGCTTTGTAGCGCTGTTCGATCCGGTCGGCAAGCTCATTAAACATGTTTTCCGGATTGGTCCCCATACGCCGCATCAGTCCGGTAGTTTCAGCTGAATGAATAAGACCGCTCCCCACGGCTTCACGCAAGTTACCCACGCCAAATTTATCGTTGTAGCGGTACCACGACAGCCCATCTTTGAAATGCAATACGCGTTCCTGGCTCGCCCGGCGCGCAACGTTGGTGCTACCGCCTTTAAAACCCGTCATCCAGTCCGGGCGGTCAGTACGTAAATGGACGCCGGAAGACAGCCCCACGTAAACGTTATGCAAAAAATCGTCGATGACCGCCTGTGATGGCGACAGTCCGCCCGGCGCCGCCGGATCAAAACGCGGGATCCGCGCGGCGACGCTCACCCACTCGCCGCCGTCATTCCGGAAACCAACGATATCTCCGAGATCGATATCCTGCCCGTTAGCCAGCAAATCACCATTGCGGAAATTCGCCCGCACCACCTGCCCGTTACCGCGCATGAGATCGACATTTTCGCTGACAATACCTTTGATATAAAAACGTCCATCAGCACGCTGCGCCAGCGCTCCCACATTTTCAGGTTTCAGTGGTTTGGCCGGGCGGGCACGTCCGTAAATCTGGTCTTCCGTCATCACCGCCGCTTTTCGAACGGTCACACCGTTTTGACCATTAACGTCCAGACCTTCGAAAGTCCGAAGGTCAAGCTCCGGAAGGATGGCATCACGCCAGGCCTCAAAGCCTGCGGTTCGAATTTTATGGATATCGTGAGACTGGCGGGCAATATAGCCGGGCAATTTGCCAATCGACGCGCCAGCACGGTTTGCATCGATGCGGGCTTTTTCCTGCCACTTCTCCAGCACGCGGGCAATTTTGATTGCGTCTTCCGGGATATGCCCCACATCAAGGTTGTTACCCAACCGCCACATAGCATCAGCAATATTCTGATCCAGTGAGCCATTAGCAAAAACAGGTAAAACGCCCTGCGCTTCCAGATCATTGGCAAGACCGGAAATGTAGTGATCGCGCAGCTGTCGCATGTTATTAAACGCACTGTCGCGGGAACCGGCCACAGCCTCATTGCGCCCCACCATGATAGCGGACAAGGCGAGATCAGGGCGTTCACCGAAGGCATCAATACGCTGAAGGTTCTCATGCATGAGGCGCAGATTGATAACCCGGTTTCGCGCTTCGATGTGCTTCGCCAGCGCATCATCACGCGCCACTTCATCAGCAGCACGGAGAGCGGCTTCCTCCAGGGATAACCCCTGATTTTCTGCCCGTATACGCGCGACAGTAGATTCCATACGGGTAACCAGATCCAGCATCTCATCCTCACCGAGCTGGCGCCCGGCCGCCGTGTTTACTGCCTGCTCGCAGGCTGTCAGAAATTCACCCTGTGCCATTAGATGGCTCTCCTCAACATACAGGCAGCAAATGCGCGTGCAGCCTGAGCAAAACTCATATCCCCGGCCCCAGCCTGAATTTCGGCAAGGTGGGCGTTTATTTCTGCCTGATTTTCCAGTCCATTAAAATGCGCCTGGGCTAGTTCCATTTCAGACTGCAGGTCTTCCTGCGCTGCCCGCAGTTCGTCATCTCCGCGCTGCTGGATAGTTTGTTCTGCATCTGTGCTGGCTGCACGTGCGGCCGCATCAGAATGCCGCTGGTTATCAGCCTGCATCTTCAGGCGATTCAGTGCAGCGCTACGTTCCGCCGGATCTGCAAGACGGAAAAAATCCTCAATATCAGGATTGTAACCGTCTACTGCCTGGCGAATCGCAGACCTCAGTGCATTCTGGCGAACAAAGATATTCGCATCGCTGAAACGCTCAGACGCAGTTCTTACACCGCCAGCCAGCGGAGAAACCTGCAACCCTTGTTTGATCTGCCCGGCCCTGGCTTCAATCAGACTTGCCAGATCATCCGGAATTTCCCCACGCTCAAGCTGGCGTAATTTGCCGCGCGAGATTTCCGCGTCCCGGTTGGCAGAAATTTCTTCGCGTAACCGTGCTGTCGATTCCTCAGTGTTCTGGCGGATTTGCTCAATATCTTTTCGTGCACGTGCTTCCGCCTGTTTGCGGCTCATGCGCTGGCCCTGATACTGTTTTGCCAGGTCACGGAATTTCTGATCTGACTGCTGCAACGAGACTTCATTTTCGGCAATCTGCCGGTTGATGTCGGCAATGCGGGGCGACTGCCCGTCAAGCTGCCCGGAGAGAGAATCACGATAGGGCTGAATAGTTTCGTTCCATGCACGCTGCCAGGCATAATCATCAAGGCCAGTGTTAATGGTTCGGGCCAGGTCAGTCTGTGCGTCGGCAAAACTGTCACGCAATACAGGGGGGTTGTCCGGGGTGAGCCCAGCGGCATTAACGATATCCGCCTGCCCTTCTGGCGCAGCGTCAGAAACCGCCTGCGGGTTATCCTGCTGTAAACGCTGCTGACGCCTTGCGGCTATTGAATCACGAATGGCACCGCCAAAGGCATGCAGTCCACCGCCGGCTATCGTGTTCATGAAGAAATTTTCCACCGCCTGGCCGAGGGTGTAATCATCACCTTCAGACGCTGACGCCAGGGCATTAATAGGTTCAGCAACCAGAGACTGGACGGCGCCGGCGCTGGCACCCTGTACAAATCTCTGAGCAAACCTACCGGCGACGCTGGCGGCTTTCACCTCTCCTAGCCCGGGAATAAACCCCAGCGCAAGGTTGCCAGGATCTGTCATTGCTCCAGCGAGCCCGGCTGTAAAAACAAGAGGTGTTGCCACACCGGAAGGCGCGGACTGCAATATTGCTCTCCGCTCCTGCGTCGCCCGGCTTGTCTCGGTTACATGGTCCAGATACGCCTGTGTTACACCCTGTTCGGGTACTTTGATATTTTTGATGCCCAGAGAGTCAAACTTTTGCTGAGCCGTCTGCTGATCTACTAAAGGAGATGTTGGATCATTAGCATAAGCCTCGGATTCAAAAAACCGACTTCCAGCGTTGGCTGGTCCTGAGCGCATTCCTTCAGAAAAAGCAGCACCCAAAGCCTGACCCAATCCGCTTTCAAAGTTACTACCTGGCTGCTGCAGGCCTGAACCTGCGTCACCATCATCAACGAATATTGGCATTGGTGTCCCTCATTCCTTCAGAAAAGGATGGGCCGCTTTGCGACTGGCCGCCGTACGTTTCACGTAATCCCTGAAGATTCTGCGCTCGCGCATCTCTTTCAGTCCCTGGAGTATACGTCGTCTCCCGGGATGCGAATTTTTTAACGCTCTGCCACCAGGATGGGTCAGCTTTCGCCATTTTGTCGAGATCCGCAAAGCTAACGGTAATCGGATTTCCACTGGCGTCATTCTGTACGTTATTGCCCAGATACAGCACCAGACCGGTATCATCCGAGTTATTTACCCAGTGGGCGTTATTTTTTACCTCATAAAGCGTTTGTGATTTGGTGAATTCGTCGGGCGTGTTACTCCCGAAATTAAGAGGCTGAAGCTGATCTGCGGTCAGCTTATCTTTAAACAGGCTGGCACCGCGGGCGATGTAATCTGGTTGATAGCCAAGATAAGTTGGAACGCGATATGTATCGTTGACAGTGTATTGACTGGTGAACATATCGGCAGCAGCCTGCTTTGCCGCAGCGCCTGCATCCATTCCACGTAATACGTTGATCATCGTCAGCCGCTGCCCCTGTTCGTCAAGCGTTGACCAGCTTCCTGCACCGCCGGGCTGCACAAGCATCGTCTGACGGAAATCTGCAGACGCATCGGCCCATTCTTGCACAACGGAGGTGTCTGCTCCCTTTCCATTTTTTGCAACGACTGACTCCTTCAGGGCTGATGTTGGTGTGTTTCTTTCCTGCCACAACGGTACACTTGCCCGCGGATTTCCAGCTGATAATGCACCAACCAGAGGACCATTTTTACTTTGCCCCATAATCTGTCGGCCAACCGCCTGGGAATATGGCCCAAACGCGTTCAGCTGCTGCCTGATGGATTCAACCGTTGTTTCTTTGTTGTTGTTAAATCCTTCAGCCATAGCCTGCGCTATCGAGTCAGGCAGCACCTTCTGACTGCTAATACCGAATCGGCTTTTCTCTGACTGCACCGAAGCAATAAATGACTGTGCCATAGCGGGATCGGCGGGGTTTTGTTGCCATGAGTTATATGCCTGCTGCACAAGTGGCGAGTTTTTCATAAACCACGCGCCGGGATCACTTTTGCGCTGTTGAGTTACCTGCTGCAACTGGGCGGTAGCTTTCTGGTATAAAGACAACTTGCGATCAAAGTCAGGGTCGTTAGGTTGCGGGTAAAGAGCCTGAACGCTCTGCTGCGCCATCGCGACGGGTTGGGTCATTATCGTGTTATATGTCGGCACTAGCGCTTTTGTCGCTTCATACTCATCATACAGGCGGTTGAATTGTTCAAGCTGCGGCGCTGTTGCTCCCTGCGGCAGATATGAGAGATATTCCTGGCGAGTGACGTCACGTGTGGGCATGATCCCGTTTTGCATCTGAGCCATATTATTTTGCATGGTGTCCTGCAGGTTCTGCATGCCGTATGCGCGCTGCCGGTTTACTTCAGCGGATACCTGACCTAAAAACTGGCTCTTCTGCTCCGGACTCGCATTCTGAAACCAGGGCATTTTCTGGATCTGCGATATCTCAGCTTCCGGCGGCAAAGACTGAGCACGGCTTAAAACATTCATGGTGTAATTACGGGTTTCGCTAAAAGGTATCCCGGCAATAAACTGATCGCTGGAAATATCCCCTTTATTGGGATCCCCTAAACGAAGGAGTGCCGGATTTTTTCCGGCTTTATTCGTACCGTTAATCCAGTCATCTACCGCACCCGGCCCGGCGTTATATGCAGCTACCGCGAGTGCCTGGTTACCCCCGTATTTTTTGGTAAGATCCTGGTGATATAGCTGACCTATCTGCATGTTGTAACTGGCGTCAGACATAAAGCGTTGTGGGTCCCACTGCATGCCATGTTTTTTGGCCGTTTCTTCAGCTGTGGCTGGGAGGACCTGCGCTATCCCCATGGCGCCAGCCGGCGAGGTAAGCGTCTGACCATTGCCATTAAACTGCCGGCCGCCAGATTCCGCTGGAATCATCGCTGAGAAAACTTTGTCAGACGAAAGGTCACCCGGGGTGAAAGTTGTTGGTGATGTCAGTTGTTTGGTCCGCCAGTCAGCAATGTATGCCTGTGTGGCGTTCTGAGACATCTGCTGCTCAGTTTTACGAATTTCACCATCTATGAGCTCCGGCGACCAACCGTTAGATTGCCCATAAGAAGTGATGTTGTCTTTCATTCTGGCTAGGGTTAATTGATAGTTTGGCGTATCAGCACGGAACGTCTGGGCATCTGCGATAGCCATTTCCCGGTTACCTTCATACTGCCCGCGCTTGAATGCCTGGTGCTGGTCAAGCTCATGTGTGTCGGTTGTGCTCTGGAGTTGAAGGCGAGTGATGGCAGCCTGTCTGTCCCACTCCTCCATACGGGACTGAGGGATATTTTGCCTGAGGGTGGCGGCGTAATCGTCAAACTGGGAAAGTGCTTGATCAGATGATCCATCGGCATTAATCCCCAATTTCTTTTGTTGTTCTTCTGCAAGGTTGTAACGGCTATACGTAAGCTTCAGGAGATTATCCTGTACAGAAGTATCATCCAGATGGGACTGGATTGATACCGCAGCTCTCGACGCTGCGTCGGACCCTTCGTCTAAAAATTGCTGATCAGTAGTAGAGTTGGGGAGGTTAACAGGACCCGCACCGAGGCCCTGTGTCGTTACCTGACGGTTGTAAAAAGGAAGTTGTGGCATTTACTTTTTCCCCGCTTTACCATCGGTTTCGGAATCCGGCTGCACTGTATTTAATGTACGTATAATTGAGTCGTTACATTGCTCCAGGGCTAAGGGAGAACATTCCATCTGGTTTAACTTTGTTTGATGTCTAATCAGCGCATTTTGGGATGCATTCCGAGGCTTTTCGGTCTCATAGGCCGCCAGATATGCCAGTGCTATATCAATCAGCCCCCTGGCTATATCAGGGATTGAGGGGGCGGCGCCATACGGTGATTTCTCGCGCTCATCATTCTGAATTTTCTCCAGCGCCGCCATCTGGACCTGGCTTAAGATGATGGGTCTTTTCGTTGGTTGGGTCATGGTCTTTCCTCCTGAGTGGGTTTCAGGAGGAAAGTACTCTGCAGCTATTTACTGGGCACTTTTATTTAACTGCTTAAAATCATTTTCCTGAAAAGGTGGGGGAAAGGGGATTATGTCTTCTTGCCATACTTCGCCCCGAGAAACGTTGACGCCACTGATGTACCTGCCCCCAAATAGCCCAGCAAACCCGGTCGAGCAGCTTTAGACTGCTGACGCATGGCACCAGCCTCATTCTTCAGTGCATCAGACTGGAGAATGCCCTCGTTAGCTACCGCGTTCGCATCCTCCTGGATGTTAAGCGCGGTCTGCCGGCGCAGCAGCGCATTAGTGCCGCCAAAGCCGGTACCGCTCGCAGCAATACGCGCATCCTGCTCTCCCTGGAACTGGGCGCCACGACGGCGAATGAGCGCCGACTGCTGGCCTGTGTTTAAAATAGTCTGGTTTGCTTGCTGGTCGAGCAGCTGCGCGTTGGTGTTCAGGTTACTGGATTGCTGACGCGTGCTACTTAATGATGAGAATGCATTTAACGCAGAGCTTGAGGTTTGCGCTATTGGTACTGCATTATTTTTGAAACTGTCGCCGACCGTCTGCCAGTTTACAGAATCCATAGATCACCTCGTTATCGCCCACAGGGAAGAATCCTCTCCCCTGTGGTTAAATTTCTTCAGATGCCCCTCACATCGCATACCCAGGAGCGCCAGCATTCTTTCCCCTTCCGGAAAAGTGGTGCTGGCCTCAATGCGGTGATAGTTCGCCAGCGCCCGGTGTAATTCCCGACGAGTTGCCCGGAAAATCTCCGGCCAGAGATGGGTTATGCCCTCGGCAATAATCATCCAGGCACACCCTATTCCTGTATCGAAAACCAGACCGTATTTTTCTGCCGGGACAATGCCACCTATTGCCACAGGCTGGCCATTGTGCAGACAGGTAAATGCGCCGACACTGGCAATGTTCCTAGAGTGCTGTTCAGTCCTGATACTGCCGATCTGATGTGGTTGCGGCGTAATGGCTACCAGGTGCCAGGGCTCAAACGGAACGATCATCAGCCACCCAGCAGCGTCTTCTGGCCTGAAGTATTAGCAGCGGTTCCCGAAGCTCCCGTTACGTTGCTTTGGTTCCCCTGCCGCTGCCGGCGGCGCAGCAGGTCATCGGATTCAGCAACTGAAGTATCCTGCGTAACCTGCGCCGATGGCTTTATGACGCTTCCTTTTTTATTTGCGCTGGAGATGGCTGAATAAGTTCCTGCACCAGCCGACAGAACAGCGGCACCAGCAGCCCATGATGCCGGGTCAGTTTCCAGTGTGAATTTGCGTTTAAACAGCATGATCACCTCACGATTGAAAATAATCTGGCGTCACAGCCAGGCTGATAATTGCGGATAATAGCGTCCTGCTGGTAACTGAGCATTTTTGCAACGCGGGCAGACAGGTTATCGGCGCAGATACATTCCACTCGATAATTTTCGGATAGCGCTATTTCGGTAAACCGCAGTGCAGCACGGAAAATATGAACAGGGAACTGTTCTGCATCTGGTACGGTATGTAACCAGAGTCTGACCCGGCCCGGGGCTAACTGAATGGCGCCACCAGCGGCAAGTGTTTTTTCCCCGTATTCCATCGCAAACGATGGGAAAGATACCAGCGACGCAACAGCCTCCGGCGGTAATGAGTCCGGGAATATTTCATTAAGGTGGAACTCCTCAAGATGGACGATTACAGGCTCAGTCATCTTCCATTTCTCCTACTGGATCGATGCTGACAATGGTCATTGGCTGCGGCAGGTCCTGCACGATACGGATGCTTCCATTCTCATTAAACTCGCCAGGCCACGGAACGGTAACTACGCCATTAAACAGAGGCGGCGCCTCATCCATATTGTCTGAGTAGTCTCGCGCACGAAGCTTATCCAGATATTTTCCACCCTCATCGCCGAACTTACCGCCTAGCGTATCGATAAAACGCAGTCGTGCTTTGGCAAAGCGTTTAATACCCCCTTCCAGAGGCAAGGTGATAATTTCAGCCGCATTATTGATTCCGACGTGAACAACAGATGATGGCCAGTCCAGCGTGATGCTGCCTCCGCTTACCGTTCGCGATGCGTGCGTGGCGCCGTCGGTCACGACTGCCACCGTCTGCCCTTCCAGAAACCCCAGCCCGGAAATGACCGTTGTCGCAACACCGTTGTATGTCGCCATACAATCCAGCACTCGCGCCCATTCCTGGGTGATAAACGCGCTGTCATATTCCTGCAGCATATATTCCAGATAGCGCACCGTTGCGCCGTTTATGGTTCGTCTAACAACCATCCACAGCTCATCGCGTCCGCCATCGATATCCGGAATGACCTTAATACTTTCCACCGCACCGCCGGTAGCATGCTCATGCCAGCCGGTGATGTTTTGCTCTGCGTCATAGGTCAGTCCCAGCAGTTTGCCTTCTTCCAGCAACACCCAAAGGATCCGGTTGGGCTCCTGCTGATACGCCAGAGCAATTATTTCAGACGTAAAAAGATGGGGGGCCAGAATGCAGGAATTGGTTGCTGAAAACGAGTCACTGCCCGAATCATAGGCGGCAATCATCACCTTGCGCCCAGCACGCTGCACAAACGCAACTCGATCAAAAAGGCGCTCTGCCTGCACTTCGTTGCTGCCGATCGTACTGTTCAGCTCAACCTTTGTATTACCCGCGCCAAAAACGGAAGTCAGGCTTTGCTCGCCATAGGAGAATTCATACCCGGCAGTGCCGATAAATATTTTCCCTGCGGAGGCGACCAGCCATTGCATGGTGTCCTGAGTATCATCAATGCGATCATTAATCGAATCATCGCTTTCTGCCTCATAGCCATTTGTCATTGGGCTGAAGTTCTGCAGATCACCAGCGACACTGGACCATATTTTTTGTCGGCCAGCGAAGACCAGGCGTCCCCGGAAAAATGCCGCAAACTGGGGGTAGCGGAGAACATCAGACCAGTCACCGAAAGCGTATTTATACGTTTTCCCAACTGTGTTTCTGACGCTGGGTGGTAGTTCAGTGACGATCTTACCGGTTGCGGATGTGGCGCTATTGACCGCTGTTATCTCAATGATCCCCCAGCCACCGCCTGAATATCGCCAGAGCGACGCATCACCACCGCTTCCATCCCTGTGGGCGCCAGCTGTCCATGTAGGCTGCGTATTACCGGTCTTGGTGCCGTCCATGTCTTCGTAATATTTCCCATCTGAACGGCAGAAAACACCGGCGGAGAAAGTTTCTGATGTGCCAGCAGCCCAGGCGGGTATGTAACCGCTATGACCGGTATCATCATCCACTGCATCAGTGCTGGCTTCGATGTAAAAAAGACACCCTACATGCGCAGTCTGAAAAATATCTGTGTTGGCAGTGATGTTACACAGGCTTGTAGTGGTTGGGGTGCCATCAGGCAAATCGTTTCCATCCTCAGACCAGATCCTGAACTGGTCGGTGTAAACGACGCTGGATTTGTCAGAATTAATATCAGCGAATGGGCCACCGGAAAAACTGGCCTCTGCCAGGCTCCAGTTGGTATTAGTGTTTCGCGTCAGCTTATAAACAGGGTAATTTCCATTTGTGCAGGTTATGTAAATCACGTCTGCTGACTGCTGCAGAGACAGGCCAAATTTCCCGTTACGGGTCAGATCACCAGCTCCCCACGGCGTATCAATTTCAAGAATGTTGTTATCGCCATCCAGCAGTTGCGCATGGTTGTACCAGAACCGGATGTATCCAGGGCCAAACTCCAGGATAAAAGCCTCCGTCGTACTAAACTGAAATGATGCTAACCAGACTCGGTCGCTGCTGTTTTTTACTGAACCGGCGTATTGCGTCCCGCCGCGGCGACGCGCGGGCCCCTGCGGTAGCGGTATGAAGTTTTTCATGTACTTGACGGCGCTGGCCCACTTATCAAAATCTACTTGCCCATACATCACAGGCGAAAGTATTCCAGCATTAAAGCTGCGCTTTATAGGGCGGATTTTTGCCATTACAAACGAGCCTCCATCCAGGTTGAAGGTGGGAATTTCTCACTGGGCTTTTCTATAGCGTTTACGCGAATGGCTCCTGCGATGATCATCTGGAACTGCTGCAACAGCGATTCAACCAGCGTATCCTTGCCGGTCACCGCTTTACAGGAGCGAACTGCCAGCATACAAGCCAGCGCATCAACAAAGGTGGAGTCGAATTGTGATGCATCGGTTACTCTGGCCCGATAGCGCAAGCTAAGCGGTGGCTGTAGATCCGTCAGCAATTCCCGCCCCTCGATGCGATATTCAGCCGTGACCAGGCGGGGATCGTATTCAGAGAAATCACGCCCGTAATATCTGTCCCCCACCGATACCAGTACCATTAAATCAACGGGCAGCTGGTAAGCGTATTGATAGTCGATGACAGGCGTTTTGTTTAACGGGGTAAGCTGGGCGCTGCGGGCGCAAAAATTCCAGGCATATTCGCGCTGTAGTTTTTCGAGGAGAGGGTTGTAAATCAGGTTCATCACGCGCGTGTTTTTATCCTGCTCATCACGATCCATGAGATGGTCTGATCCCAGGAAGGAAACCAGCGCCAGATTCATGATATCTGTCTGACCGGTCATCATAATACCTCATAAAAAAGCAGGGGCCGCAGCCCCTGAAAACGCACTCACTCCACCCAAATTAAGCAATGCTGAGATTAAGCGCGGCGAACTCAACGTTATTAGCGTAAGAGCGCCACGTCTGTGCATCTTTCGTTATGAAGGCATCTAATGCGCCAGCGGTGAACGGGCCTGTAGCGACCGTATATTGCAGGCTTAAAAAGCGTTTATAATTGGCCGAAGGCAGCGCCACCACGACAACCGGTTTACCTGCGACGAGACTGCCCAGCGCTTTCGCTGGAGTAGAAAAAATAACGGTTGGTGTATCGCTTTTGTCCTCATTGGCATAAGCGCGTAACTCAATCGCAAGCGTAGCCGCCCCTGCGGCCGCGAATGTCACCGACGGAGTCACAACCAGAAAAGTCGGCTCGCCAGCGCCAGCATCGATCACGGTGTTGTAATCGAATGCCGGGTTAAAATCGATGATGTTCGTGCTGGCCGCTGAGGCGGTGATCGCCTGAGAGTCAGAAAATTCAAGCTGGGCATCAACAAACATGGTTATCTCCTGAAAAAGTAAACCGGAAAATCGCCCCGTTAAGAGGCGACGACCCGAGCTTCCCCGATTTTTAACTGGTCAACCCGGCGCACCGGGACTTCGCCAAAGAACATCACACGACGTCCGCCAGCCATTTCCATTGTCAGGGTTGAGTTTTTCACGGCATCAACCAGCTGCAGGCGCAGCATCGCTCGCAGTGTGCGGTTCATGTAATAAGCCGGGCTGACACCAACCAGTGACTGGATACGCTCTTCCGCGATAGCCATCAGTTTGATGAGGTTTGCACCCGCATTAGCGTTAGTACGCAGAGCGGTAACATCAATGTTGGCGATGCGTACGACGTAGCGCCAGTCGTGCAGCGCAATACCGAGATCCCAGGTATAGAGGTCCATCAGCGCCCGGAAGCGGTTGCCATCATCATCAAAGGCGTCGCCCTCGCCCAAATCACGATGAGTCAGACCGGCTTTTGAACCTTTCGGGAAAATTCCGTAGACCTTGTCAGGCGCCCATCCGATGAGATAAATCGAGGTGAGATTCGCACCAGTACCGCCGGCGTCGATGATGTTGTCGGCATTAGGCGCAGACAAATCACTGAAGCGTGGAGCAATGCCCAGGAATGCCTCCGGTTGCCCAACAAGCGTACCGTTAAGCATCTGGAATTGAGCCTTCTGGTTCATCGCTTCCATGAACGGTTTAGACTGGTTGAAGCGAAAACCTGCCGTATTACCATTCAGCGCAGCAACCCGAACATCAACCTGAGAGCGGGCTTCAAGAAGACCGGTAGTCTCATCTACCTGCGCGGTAGTTGCCTTGCTTTCCGGAATACCTTTGTTCAGCTTGCGCCAGTACACAGCAGGTAAACCAGTACGGGTTGTGATGCGCGTTCCGGTCGGCAGGTTGCCTTCATAAAACGGGCAATCCCAGAGCATTTCGTTGTCCTGATCCAGAACCTCCGCGACATTCGCAGAAGTGCCATCAGGATCAAGCAATTTCGCTGCGTCCCAGAGAGTCGGTAAGCCGGTAAGTGTTGGCATTTAAAACTCCTTATTGCATGTTCGGCCACATGCGGTGGGCAATGTCTTTTTCTGCTGCATTACCCGTCGCTGCGGCTGTAACTGTTTTGTCTTCACCTAGCGCTTTACCGATCGCCAGGACTGCATTCACAAGGTCTGGGTCATTGAGTAATCCCGCAGTGTTGAATTTTTCAATCACAGCATCGGGGAAAAATCGCTGCACGGCGTTCTGGAGGATCGCTGTATTTGCCTCAACTTCACTTCCCCAGGACTTGATAACCTTTTCCCGGTTAGCAGCATTTTGATTAGCAATATTTTCCTGGGCACTTTTTTGTTGTTCGGCTGCATATTCGTTGAATTTATTAATTACGGTTTCAGCCTGCTTTTTATTGAGCCCGCTTTCATGCATCCAGCTCAAGGCCGTATTTAAAAATGTCCCATCGCTGCCTTCCGGTGGCTTAATACCGTAGTCTTCAACTTTTTCCGGGCGCCCCAACTTCTCGTAAAGTTCCTGCCAGCCTTTTTCGTCGCTATCTTCTGGGAGTTTTTCGAGGAATGGCGCGGTGGTCTGCGACTGCTGTTGGGCGGCTTGCTGCTGTTGCTGCTGTCCCTCTCCCCCCTGCTGTTGCTGAGCGCCTGGATTTAAAAGGTTTTGTTGCTGGGCCGCATCGCTATTCTGCTGCTGGGCGGCAGAATCAATACCTGCGGCAGTGCCACCACCTTCCCCGCCTTCAATGGTTGCATTCATCAGACGGCGCAGGATTAAGCGTTCAAACAGATTCATTGTTGTCGTCCTCGTTAAGTTCGTTCATCTCTTCGGCGATCATTGCGGCAATATCAGATTGCGACAGGCCGACATAGTGGTTTATATGCAGGAAAACTTCCCGGCGGCCCTCCGAAACAAATACGGCGTATGGGTCGGTTTGCTGGGTCGTTGGGGAAATAGCGACACTGGAAGAATTGACGTGACAGAGTTTTGCCAATAGTCGGATGACAACTTTCTGTTCCGGCGTCATGTTCCCCGGGGTGCCGAAGACTGACTGGAAAGCCCGCGCACGATTCAGCGTGAGCCACAGACTTTTTATACGGTTCATCATTATCCCTGTAACGCTGGCGACGGCGCGGGTGTCTGCGCAATCTGATTGGCCTGGGCGAAATCTTTAGCTGCGGTTGCAGCCACCGGCGCTGCGGCAAGCAGCTGCTGTAGTTGCAGCTGCTGCTGATCTGCAGCATCCTGCGCAGCCATTTCATCTTCGGTTTTAACCACCTGTAGCGGCGCACCACTGGCTTTAGCAATAAAGCGCAATGCGGCATCGCCATTCAGGGTGCGGGCGATATTCTGATCAAACTGTCCGATAGTGCCGGCAGCATTAATGACGTTCATAATTCCGCTCGCTTCTTCACTCATCTGCAGGCGCACCAGCGGGCTGGTGTATTCGATATCGTATTCGCCACCAATTTCTTTCAGTTGTTCGGGCGGTTCGGGCAGCAGACCGTTCTGATAAGCAATGTCAATTTCCCGCAGGATCAGAGTCCCCAGGAACTCGGCCTGAATACGCCCGGCGGTCGGCGCCAGCAACTGACCTTTTTCCTGCGCACGCAGCATCGCTTCTGTTGCAGTCATTTGCGGGTTATCAACGAGGATCTGGAAGAGCGTGATAAAAAAACCGTCGTTGATGGTCTGTCGTTTCTGCTCTGCCAGCGTCATCGCCACGCTAAAATCAGTAGCAGTATTCAGAGGTAAGGCAAGTGGTTTACCGTCCCGGTTCATTCCGCCGAAGTTCAGCGCGCCAGGCATCATTTTGAACGGTTGCAGAATGCCGTCTTCCGGCAACAGCATCGGCGGGCGAACGGCCATTTGCGCCCCTTCGATAATGGCGCGGTTAATTTCGTTCAGCAGCTTGATATCCGGTAGTACAACCATTGCAGGCGAGCGGCCGTAAACCTCACCCGGCGCGGTGTAATAGCGGCTGATTGCATAGGGCTGTGACCAGTAGCCGCCCTCCTGCACAATCTTGCTTCCCTCCATGCAAATATGCACAGACCGGAATGGCATGCCCTCTTTATCTTGCCGTGACATGTCACGTTTATCATTGGGTTCGACGCGGTGCAGGAAGTTAAATTGCTTTGAAGGGTCGCTCTTCGCGGTCGTTCTTACCTGTTGAGGGAGATTTTCTTCGCCAAATTGCTGAATAGCCTGACGGGCGGTCATGCAATATTTACGGTGGACAACATCGATCATCCCCTGGAAATTCTCAGTGAAATAAATTTCTCGTAGGTGATAAGTGCAATAACGCGGCCCTTTTCCGATCACGTTATCAACGAACGTGCAGCCGGTCCCAAATGCACCCGAGGAAATATAATGCTCATGAGATTGTGAGGCGAAATTAGCCCACGGCGCATAACGGAGACGGAAGAGAATATCGCGAACCTCCTGGAAATAACGCTGCACCTCTTCATCATTAGCGAATCGCTCATTGCTGAGAGTGTGCCATTTCTGTGTTCTCGGGGTGATAACTGATTCGATGGCCGCTCCGAATTTTTGCAGCGCCAGCGCGCCAGTAGCATCTATCGCTTTCTCGGTACGTTTACCGCCCTTCTGCCTGGTCCCCTTGAACTCAGCACTGCGCGGTAGAATGCGCTCTGCTATTTCCTGCCAGTGCTGCTCGAATACGGAACGATCGGTTTCCATGCTTTTTTGCTCACGCAGTATCCGGCCGATACGCTCTGATTCATTTTCTTGTGTTTTTTGGTCTGACATCAGTTGTCCCCATACAGATCCCAGTCGGAATCAGCGTAAAACTGCTGGCTATGTCCAGGAGGGTTATAAGGATCGTAATTGGACTGGGCAAATTGCTGGGTTGTGTGGCGGTTGCCGCTACGCAAAGACTTACTGCCTACTGCACCATAACGGAATGAGTCTGCGCCGTGAGACGTCCAGTTATGCAGAGGGGTTGGCTTATACATTTTTCGAGTGTCGTCCCACTCTTTTTGATACTGTCCCAGAGCCTCCAGGCCTTTTTCGCATTTGGTTTTGTCGAACCAACAGGATCGCAGCATCATACGCACCTCGCTGATACCATCATCAACCGATGTGGCCGGCAGTACCTTGCAGCGTATCCCCAGCTTGCCCAGCGTCTCTTCGCGTGATGCTCCGGTGCTCAGTTCTCGGGCGCGTACATCGTGCGGGAAGAAATGACGCTCAGCATAGGTATACGGTTTCTCGCGCAATATTTTTACGTAGTGCTCCAGGCCAACGCCGGACGATTCGTAATAATCAATGACGCGTACCTCTTTGCCGATAAACTGATAAAACCAGATAGCCGTTGCGTCGCCAATGCCCAGATCCCATGACGTGTAAACCTCATACTGGGGATCCCACGGCACATTCCCTATTTGCCCGGCCTTCTCCAGACCAACCAAAATCGATGAGTAATAAGCGCCGGGTATTGCAGCGTTCCAGTCACACATGTATTCCTGATTGAACAGAGCTTGCCCCTCTTCCTCCCCGCGCTCTGCCTGCATCTCGCGCAACTCCTGAGCGAGTGTTTCCGGTGGGATGTGCAGCGTAATATCGGCGCTTAAATGATCACAAAACCAGTTGTCAGGATCCTTTAACCCACCCTGGAACATTTTGTAGAAGTGGTTTTTCCCGCGTGGTGTGGAGACAAAAAAAGCCCAGCCGCCGTTATCAGCCAGTATCGGTCGCAAAAATGCCCACGCAGAGGGGTTACTAAGCGCCCATTCTGAGAACACAATCCCGACATGACCGGAACCAATTAGCGCACCATAGTTGTCGCTGCCGACGGCCTGCCAGGTGGAACCGTTGATGAATTCGATCATCATCTCGTTATCGAGCGTTTTTCTTCTCAGTTCATGAGGAAAAGCCTCATCGATACGCAGACGCCCAGTTCTCGGGTTAACCGCCTTCCAGATAGCCTTTCTTACCTGGTTCGCCTGCGGCAGGCAGTGGGCATAGTTCCCGACACGCTCGAATGCCTTACATGCTGTCATGTGCAGGCTGAAATCGTCTTTCCCGTAACGGCGAGGCCAGCAAAGCGCCGCTCTTTTTTTTCCACCCTGAATTTCAGCCCATGCCCTTCGCTGATGTGGGCGTGGAGTCCAGTTGTTCGCCGGGAGAATAATTTCTGCCATTTATTCGCTTCCTATTCACTCTACTGGATAAAATGCCGGGGTTTTTCTCATTCAATCGATTAACCAGGCAATTGAAACGCCTGTCTATTCTTTCTCGTTGAAGTGCTTTACCTTGACGGTCATTTCCAGATCACCCTCAACAGATTTTTTCTCCACCAGCCCAAGCTCGCGGGCAATGATGTTGGCGTTAAGCAGATCAGCGGCAGCGCCAGAAAATTTCTGCTCATAGATGAGGTCTTCCACTCGCGTAGTGATCGGGAGTAAATCTTTTTTCTTCGCGTATGCTTCCCACGTCTTCCGGTCTATATCGAGGAAAAGAAACAAGCCGCTAAGCGTCATAGCACGCATTTTCGGGAGTCTGGCTTTAGTGATTGTTCCCTGAAAACTAAATGCTTTGGTTTCCCACAGAGGGTGTTTTTCCACCCATTCGAAATATTCACAGCAGGCATCCCACAGCTTTTCAGGATCAGAGAACTTTGGGTTTCTCCCGTGCTTGCTGCGTGCCAGCCAGAATTTATTGCCCTTTGGCGCTGCCATATCTCATTACTCCGTGTTACGACGGGTGTATTTCCGTTTCTGCTGAATTTCTTCGGTATCGCTTTTTGGCTCTTCAATTTTTTCATCGTGTGGTTTTTCTTCCGGGTAAAGCGACAGGAATGCATCCACGACAGATGTGACAATGTCTTTAGCTGCCTGCGTTCCGTCCGAACCGCCTGGCCAGCCAAAATTTTTAGCCAGAACAGCGCCAGCACTTTTGACGATCTCCACCTGAATACTGGTGTCTAACTCATGCAGTTTTTTCACTGTTGTCTTCCTCTTCAGGGATGAGGCCCATAGCGGTCATCAGGATTTTCAGTTCCGGGGCGTCGCCGTTTTTTACTGCGCGTAAAATTACACGGTCAGAATTGCCGTTCGCGTAAGCAGCTGCGCCATACATGGCTGTATTCAGGTGCGCTTTAAGAAAGCGGGCTTTCATCAGCTCCAGGAGTTTTTCGGCTTCTTCGTCATTAAGGGTGATCATTTGTTACTCCGTTTCTGGTGTTTTCTGTCAAGGCCACCAGGGGAGATGGCCTTTGCGGAAATTACTCAACGATGTTCCAGTCTTCGGCTAGGACATCAGTCTGACTAGCCAGCCACGGCACTAATTTATCGTCCGCTGTTTTCATGGCAATATACGGCAGTTGTTCCGGAGCGCGTTTCGGGTCTCCCTGCGTCCCCTCCGGCAACTCAAAGACGCGACTGCAAAAGCAAGGAGTGTTACCAGTGTGAACGGCTTCACTGTGCGGCTTAACATATGCCAACCACATCCCCTTACCGTTCCAGCCAGCGCGGGCAACTTTTTTACCCTTCTTGAGCGCTTCAATGGCAAGGCCGAAACTTAGCCCTGATACCGGACGGTAAGCCTTTTCGAATACCTCTTTCGGACTCCAGCTAACGTAGCCATCAAAGCGTTCGGTGTTAGGTTTTCCGCCATCCAGATACTCAACCAGATAGCCTTCATCCGCGCCGTTCTCGTCGGCAGGAAGCTGCTGGCCGCGGAAAGCGTTATACTCGTGGCGGGTCATAGGGAACGCATTAATTAATTTGACGCCAATATGTTTAGTCATTGGTCTTTCCTCATTGGTTGGGTGTGAGAGTGTTTACTGCTTATTTCCACTGCAGTGCGTAGCCGCCATCAGAAAAGGCTTTACGCAGCTTCTCGATCACTTCATCGCTTTCGCTGTGGAATCCAGAATAGGAAAGGAAGTGTTCGAAGTTTTCCTCTTCGGTATGACCGCCAGAGTCATGCAGGCGCTGTTTCAGGGCGTAACCCATAAGCGGCCACAGCTCGTTTTCTGCATTTTCGATGGCTATCTGCTCACCAATTTCAGCGTCATCGTTTTCTGAAGAGGCTGAGAATGAGGGTCTGCCAGTAACAGCAAAACCATTTTTCGTGGTCAGTACGGCCCAACGGAGTACCTGACCTGATACGGAAACGTGTTTAACGATCTCTGTATTGACGATGTTTTCTTTAAAATCATCCAGCGTAACGCGGGCCGCGGTTAAACCTTTGGATTTGATTTGCTGCTCGATATCTTTGTCGCTCATGGTGTTTACTCTTTTGGTGGTTGTCGTGCACTCCGCAGCAGCAGAGTGATCATGTAGTTTTTGCTGTGGCGCCGGCAGGAGTCGAAAAAGCTTTCGCGTTTGCTCATAGGGATTTTGTTTCCGGAAAACTTCTCCGCCAGCTCTGCCGTTGGGAAATAAATGCGACGTGAATTTCGTCCTGTTTCGTTGTGGGCGCGGAATATAAGATTGTCTTTAAGCAGACTGTCCAAAATAAAAAATACAGTGCTGCGTGACATACCGAGCGAATACATCACTTCGGCAGAAGTTACCCCTTCAGAACAGGTGCGAATAAGCTCAAGCACCGCAATTTTTTTTCTGGTTAAACCCGACATAGGCGCAATACCTTCACTTCAGTCGTCACCTGATCGAGCAACTCCAGTTCGGTACCGTATTTGCCCTCCCATGTCTTTTGTCCGGCATGAATTGCCACACCAAAACCGCCAGTGCGGTGATGTGCAGGGCAAAGAGGCAAGGTTCTTTTGTGATTTGCGCGCTGGCCGGCGCCCTGACCGGTTCGGATGTGGTGAATTTCTGCCGGAGTGGAACCGAAACCGAGATTGCGACAGACAATGCAACCCAATTCGGCTACGTCTGACAGCCAGTCTTTATCGTCTTTAGTCATGGTGGTGACCTCAGGCCGCATAACTGAAAAGCTGAGAGGCTGCGTTTTCTGCTGCCTGCTGCGTTGGGAAGGTGCGGAACAGAATGAAGTTCCAGAGAACGTCGAGGACTGACTTATAAAGCTGGGAGAATTCAAGGTCGTCCATTTTGGCGAACGATATGGACTTTGGCTCTTTGCGGATGGTGCCATCAGGCATCTGATATTCGTTATAAAAACCAGCTTCGATGGTTACCCAGGCGCGAAATGCCTCGAATGATTTAACAGCGCTGATATTCCCGGCGCGCTTTTCGGCCTCTTCACGGAGATATTGATCCGCCAGTTCCTGCAATGTGTCGCCATGCCCGGCATAGTGGGCCACCAGCTGCACGTAACCACGAACCAGTTTTTTATCGGCTGGCGATATTGCACCGCCGGAAGGTTGCCAGTAATCAAATCCCAGATTCAGGAGGGCAAAAAATTTGCGGTGAAATGCCGGGTTTCTTGCCTGCTTAAAATCAGAGTAAAGGACTGCCCCCAGGCGAATTTTCTTCACAAACTCGCGGGCGTCTGGAGATGCAGGGATTAATACATCACCTGCTGATTTGATAAATGAATACTGCGCCATTGGGTTCCCCTTTAGCGCAGCAATTGTTCAGAATTACATTGTGTTGGGTGTTCAGGCCAACAGGGTAATTATAGCATAGTACCGTCTGGTTTGATAATGGTGTAACCAGTCAATTTAGCTAACTCAAACAACGCATTAAGTGTTGCCACATGCTCATCAGAGTGGACTATTCTGGTCTTCTTGATCTTCCCATTTTCACACGTTATCAGTACATCGCCATCGTCGGGGAGAAGGTCTCCTGCGTCTTTCTTATCAACCACTACCTCTCCCTCAACAAATACTGTATAAATTTACAGTATATATACTACCAACTGACAGTGAGCGCAAATTTTTAAGAGCACTAATCGTTAAAAATCAACAATAAAACAGAAAATTATATGCTTGAATTAAAAAGAAAACCGCCATTCCTGACGGTTCGTTTTTGTCTGGTGTGGTCAATCACTATGCTGACAGTTTGGTTTCGTGCCAGCCGTACATTACCCAGCATGCAGCTTCTCCGGAGTGCGGGCAGGATGACACCGGCAACCGATCACCGCACTTTCCGCAGCGCCGTTTGCTGATGGCTTTAATCCGGCCGCGCACCCGGGCATCATCCTGACGAATCAGCAGCGCGATGTACTCGACCATTTCATACGGCGCACGACCAGGGCGCCGGGCGGCACAATTTCGCGCCAGCATTTCCTGCTCCTGCTCATCCAGCACCAGTTCAATCTTGCGCTCGCCAGCGGCGGACTGCCGCGCGCGCTGCGCGGCTTTGCGTTCTGCTGGGGATTTAGGCATCAGTCGTCATCCTCATCCCAATCGTCATCTTCCTCATCCTCGTCATCATCGCAGGAAGCGAGCAGCGGATTCATTCGCCGCCCCACCTGACTGGCGTAGCCGCGGCGACCGAGGTTGTGCAGCACGCCGTAGATTTCGAACATTTCGGTTCGCTCATCACCAATATCAAGCTCACAGGCCAGCGCGTGGCATTCTGTAGCGAGCGCCGATATCTTCTCAAGCAGTTCGACCTTATTCACCTTTCACCTCCTGCGGGGCGGCTGCGAGCATGGCTTTGTATGTGCCTTTTGATGAAGGGTTCTTGGTGCCCATGTAGTGCAGCCACCCGGCATCAATCATCTCTTTTGTCGGTTCCTTCGGCACCATCACGTAACCATCCGGAATTACCGGCGCTAGCTGCGCTGGCGGCATATCTGGACCTTTGCGAATGGCTTTTGCCAGCTCGATAGGGTCATCGTACAGCCAGTCTCCTGTTTCAGGGTGATTGGCTTCTGCCAGCTGGGAGGCCCACTCCAGGCCGTCTTTGTGTCCCTGCAGGTAGTCGAGAGGCAAACACCCAGACTCGCTGGCCATTGCGGCCAGCGCCATGCGAGCCAGCTCTCGTTCTTCTGATGCGCTTGGCTCTGGTCCATTGCCAAGGAAAATTTGCTGTGCGCGCTCTCTGGTTATGGTTGATTTGGTCATGGTTGACTCCAGTTATCCTCGATCGCCACACCTAAACGGTGCAGCCAGTCGGCAAGCTTGAGCATCGACTCACGGTCGCTAAGTCCTTCCGGAAAGTCTTTCAGTTCGATAGTCGGTATGAAACGACCGAAACTATCGCGCTCTATCGTCAAATGCTGCTCCAGAACGGTTTGCTGGGCTTTGCTGTTATGCCGCACCAAGTAAACGGATTTGGAGTCTTTGGCTTTAGGGTCGTAGCGATACTCGGTCAGTATCATCTGGCTTCTGGTGCGATCGGTTCCTCTCCACATCACTCAGCCTCCACCTTGATGCCAGCTGACATTTTGAAGGGCAGCCGCTTAGATAACGGAGACTTCTTCAAGCGAGAATTCTGAGGCTCATGCGCGCATTTATCGCAAAGGTGAATATTTCTACTGCCAGTGCCGACACTGAATATCGCGCCGTTTTCACAACCCTCTATCTCACATTCTTCGAATTGCCATCCATCCGGCAGCTTCACGGTGCGGGACTCCAATTCGGCGATGCGCTGCTGCGCCTTCTCGAGCGCCTCTACCAGCGCGAGGGCTTCATTCTCTCTCAGCACTACCGTGTCAAAGCTTCTGATCTGATTTTTGATGGTAATCAGCGCCAGTTCGGTGATATCAGTTGTCATGCTGCACGCTCCGCCTTCTGCTTGTTGTATACGGCCCAGCTAAGGGCATCGAGTTTGCGCTGACCGGCTTTGTCGAAGAGGTGAATGCCGTTTTTACAGGTATGCTCGGCCTTCACTTGCTCTTCCAATTGAGCCAGTTGCTCATAGCTGAGCGTTGCCAGTTTCAGGCGGTTCCAACCGAAGTTAGGGATACGGCTTGTCATTCTGATGCTCCCTTGCGCAGCGAGTCTGCCAGCCACTGCAAATTCATGATCTGCACGCCGATATTGCTGAACTTTTTCTCCAGGTGAGCGATAGCCTTCTCGACCCCGCGCGCCTCGGCGGCCGCCAAGATGCGATCGGTGGAGGGGGTTTCTACTGACGGCAGAAGCGTGTAATCGCAACATTCTTCGATGTGTGACGGGACATTATCGTCTTCGGTAACAGGACGGAGGCCAGTCATGGATGCGCGTTGCATCACGATCCCCCACACGACACTTCCTACTTCATCAGACCATCCATCACATGCCTGGCCGCGGAAGTCTGCAATCTCAGCTTCAGCAAACTTCGTCGCTTCTTCTGCCGTATCGAATTCTTCATATCCACACTCACTGCCGTATGCAAAGAATCCTTGCGGACCACCTTTCATCGCCACATTCTCCGCAGCCAGCTGCTGGTACGCTTTCGCCAGCTTCAGGAACTTCTGCTCTCTGATCGACAGCTCGCCTGCGCTCTCCAGGGAGGCGATGAGCTCGTTTACTGTTTCGATGTTCATGCCGTCACCCACTCGATCATCATGCATACTCCCCAGGTCACGATGAAAACAGCGACCCAACCGGCAATGTCGATCACAGCTGCGAACCAGAGCAGAGCGCGCCGGCTATAATTTTCAGGTTCAAAGTTCATTGAGCCTCCCCAAGCACCCAGCGCAGTGCTTCAGCGTATTCACCGCTGGCACCTTCGAGGGCTTTTGTGATTTCTTTGCGTGATTTGAGACGTGGCTTAGTTTCGCCAAGCACAGCGCGCTGACGCCGGGCTTTTTCATGGCCGGTTGTGCCAGCAGTTGCCGCTTCGATTTCAGAGACCTTCTCCCGCTGCTCTTCTGGTTTAAGCGATGCCAGCTGACGCGCCTGGGTAACGGTGACTGTGCCAGATTCCACCGCGTCCCTGACGGCCTGAGTAGCATCGAGGAGGGAGAGCGTTGCGCGAACGGTCTGAACGCTGCAGCCAAACAACACAGCAATGTCGTCCTCATCGAGCCCGCGGTCGAGCGCGTCTGACATTTTTTTAGCCCGGCCAAGCGGTGTATCAGGTCGGCGAATTTCGTTTTCGCTGACCATGTATTTAGCCATCTGATTTGCTGATCCGCGCTTAACGACTCCAGGAACAAGCAGTGGGTCTTTGCCCTCTTTCAAAAGAAGCTTATTTGCCTCCAGAGTATGTTTAACGCGCTGACGGCCAACAACCACGCAGGTGAGCCCAGTTTCAGGGTCTTTCCAGACGATAATCGGTTCCAGTACACCCAGCTCCTTGATGTTCAGAACCATCCCTTCGTCGATCGGCAGGTTAATACGTTCATCATAGAGAAGATGGGTTTTGTCGGTAACCAGATGCAGCTTTTCCGGCTCGAACATCAGAACGTTGGTTTTGCCGCTGGCGCCATACGCGTCGATCGAGTTTTTAGCCATTTTTTTGAACTCCCATCAAACCGATGTTTAGAAACTGTTTCATGCTCTCTTCTCCCGCCAAAAATTTAATCTCGCTTTGAAAAATTCCCGGTAGCTTTCCGGCGTCGCTGCAATCGACTCAACGATGAACTGACGAGTAACTTTCTTCTCGAACAGCTGACGTATGAGTGCCGCAGCCCGCATGTCGTAGTGCTCTTTGATCTGGCACTCCTGCGGCCATTTGGCGCGATTGAGCGGTAAGCCGGGCGGCAGATAATCTGATTGCCCGGCCATGCCTCATGCCCTCGTTTTTTCTGAGTTGGCGTAATAGCGGGGATCCACGCTGGTCAGTGTGAAATGCGGCACTGGCATGTCGTCATGCCGAATTATTCCGACGTGATTCGATGCGAGCATCGTCGAGATACGTTTTTGCAGATCACGTAAGGTGATCTCAGCATCAGGATGATGTTTTTTGATGGCTGAAAGAATGTTCTGATACGACAGTGTTTTACCCTTCATCAGCGCAACCAACTGCTGGGCGGAAACTTCATCGATGGTGCTATTCAGGGGTTTAATACTCTCCAGCAGCAGGCGATGCCGGCCAATGCTGCCGACACGCTGGCCAGTTTTTTTATCGAAATGCTCATTAGGTCCAGCAGACCAGACGGTAGCACCCTCGCTGAGCCGTACAGTTTTTTCACCCTTGTAATAAATCACGGTGCCGACATGTGTTTTACGACGGCGGCCGGATACCGCGGCCGTAGCAGTTTCACGTTTTACCGGCTTTTTCGGGGTGATCCCCGGAACTGGTTCTGGCCGTGGAGCAGCAACGAACACAGAACGGCTACGCGCACGGGCGCCTGCGTTCATGCGCCACAGAATCACGGGGATCCAGTTACAGCCATCATCTGGATTTACTGGTTTTGGGTAATTCAAATTCGTGGTCATAGGTCTTTCCTCGGTTTTATAGCGCTGGTCAGGCGCAGTTAAAATGTATCGGTGTTGTACTTCTCTGAATATCTACGCGGTTGTTTTCGTGGTTTTGCTGCCTCCAACTGAATGCGTGTTTTCTCTTTGCCGACATGTTGATCGACGTGAAGGAAATGGCCGTTTTTAAACTCCTGATAGATAACCGCGCCGGCTGCGCTGAAGCGGCTTTTCCCCAGGATGATTTCGGCAATACCGGCTGCCGGGCTTTCCGGGTTGTAGACTTCATCGCGGTACAGAAACATGATGCTGTCGGCGTCCTGCTCGATAGAGCCGGAGTCGCGGAGATCCGACATAACCGGGCGACGCTGGCCTGCCGGGCGGGAATCCACCGCGCGCGAAAGCTGGCTTAGTGCAAACGTCGGCGTATGCAGGCGCATAGCCATGGTTTTAAGGTTTCGGGAAATGTGGGCGATCGCCAGGTCGTTACGCTCTGCCTTCGGCTTTTTAATCAGGCCAAGGTAATCGACAACGATCATCGCCAGATGCGGATAGCGGCGCTTATGCGTCTCGGCAACTGCCCGGATTTGCTCAATCGTCAGATCCGTAGCATCGACGATCCAGATATCGCGCCCGTTCATGGTTTCCATGGCCGCTGTAAAGCGCGCCCAGTCCTCGTCCTGCATATCGAGGGGATTACGCAGGCGTGATACCGACATGTTGCCAGAGCCCGCCAGAGAGCGTTCTACGATTTGCGTAGCGGCCATTTCCATACTGAATATCAGCGCCCCGCCGCCGGCAGCGGTAACACCATCGACAATCTTCAGCGCAAACTCTGTTTTACCCATGCCCGGGCGGCCAGCGACAACAATCAAATCCTGCAGGTTAATTCCGCCGGTGGCATCATCGAGGTCGTCTATGCCTGTCTTAAGGTTTCGGGTACCGGCTTCGCCGTCCATGCGTTTCTGTACCGTCTCCATGTAGGTTGGCAGCAAATCGCTGATGTGAACCGGCTGCACGTCACCAGTATCGCCGGTCATGTCCAGCAGCTGCGCCACCGCATTTTCGACAACCTGATCGCGCTGCTCCTGATTATTGGCCTGGCGGATACCGTCAGCGCCCTGCTGCAGTAATTCGGCCATACGGCGGCTGCGCCACGCCTTAACCATTTTGCCGGCGTAACCCTTCAGGTTCGGTACCGTGGCAGGCATACGTGTAATTTCTGATAAATCAGCCAGGCTACTACCGCCCAGCGCTTCACTGACAAACAGCATGTCGATCAGGCCGTTCGCCAGCGCCTGTTTTTTAATTTCGGAGAACGCGCGACGGTGAAACCCGATACTGAAAGATTCTTCAGGCGTAGAGGCGATCACATCGAATGCGTCCGGACTGGCGCCGCCATTTAGCAGGCCAGCCAGCACACAAGCTTCCAGTTCCTGCGGAGTCATAACGAACCTTCCCGGGTATTGCGTAACGTTTCTGGTTTCATCAGGTAGTCAAAGCTGGCTCGCCATCCGCCATCTGTACCGAAATAAAAATCAGGAGCATCAGCGCGGAATTTTTCGAAGTACCCCAGAAATGCACCGGTAGTTTTATTTTTCATGTGAGCAGCCAGGCGGGTGATCATCCGGCGGCGGTCGGCATCCAGTTCAGCAGCAGGCAGAACGTCAGCGAAAATTTCGTTGTAGCCGTTCATGACGGCTTCCGGGTCGATCTTCGCCTCCAACACAGCCCACGCCTCAGCGTCGGCAAGATAGCCATCAAACCGATTTATCCGGCAGATGTTCGCAGGTTTCGGCAGGCTGTCACCACGGCGGCGCCATGTGGCCAACACCCAGCGGATAACCAACTGCAGTTCGTCCAGGGTGTACCCTTCCCGAGTGGTGGTCGGCGTCAGCATCATCACAAACGGTTTCAGGTCACGGCAGCGGGTACCGGTCTGCTCGTTGTAAAACTCCAAGACTTTTTGAGCATCAGAGAAAATATGTTCATCGCCTTCCCCCTTCTGGGGGTAAGGGGGATCTATATTCTCTGTAGTATTCTCTGTAAGAATGTTTGCTGGTTTTCCACTTACTTGTTTGCTGGTTTTACGCACTCTAGTATGTGGTTTTTCCGCATCCTTGTTTGCGGCTACAAGCGCTTGAAATAAAACATCATTATCAACCTTGTAGAAAAGCCGAGCAGGTACACCTTTCTTTTTTTCCTGTAGCACACCAATTGAGCGAAGTTTCTTGCGTGCGCCCTCCTGCTCATAGCGGGAAAGACCAGTTTCTTCTTCCCATTCTTCCTGAGTTTTATATACCCATCCGTCATCGTCGGAACGGTTAGTCCAATAGATCATTTGCGACAGAAACAGCGCAGCCGTCACGCCAATATCCAGGCGAATAAAACTGCGCTGGAAGGCGATCGGCCTATCGAGTAATGGCAAAATATTCATCGTCAGATCCCCAGCGAGTCAGCCAGCTGACGGCAGGCGATTTCGTATTCTTTCTGGGTGAGGCCCGCTTCCTGTAGTTCTGCCTTGCGCAGCTCATAGCGTTCCCAGATAGTCAGCGCAGCAGCGCGACGTTCCTCGAAAATCGATTCGATATCTTCCATCGGGACTTGCACCCCGTTCCGGCGAAACCCGTTCCGCCAGGTGATGCGGTCTTGTGTTCTCATTGGTCTTTCCTCGGTACAGGTTAAACGCTGGTCAGGCGCTGTGTTTCTCTCATCGCTTGCAATGCCTTCGCAACTTGCTGCGGGCCGTCTCTGGCTTCGAGCAATAACGCGATAATGGCCGCCGCAAACTCGCGTATGGCAACACAGATCAAATACTGTGTTGACATGTCCAGGCGTGCGTAACGTTCCGCCGGCAGTGCCGCTTCCATCGCCTTGGCCAGCGCTTGGGTTTTGGTTCTGGCCGCTTTAGTTTCTCCACGCAGCCAGCGAAAAATCTGCTGGCGGTTGTTGTTGATGGCTCGCCAGTCTGCTTTTCCATCTGCATCTTCAATCTGGTGCAGTTTCAGCACGCCGGTGTTACCACCGAGACGAAACCACATACGGCTTATCTCGATGGCAACCAGCTCCTGCCCACTTTCTGCCGCCCAGCTGAATATCTCTCGCTTCAGTTCCTCGATGTTTTCCACTTCGCGTCTCCTGTCGCTGAAAATTGATTAAGCGTAATCAGATTTAGATCACGCTGATTGTTAAGCTGTTTTGGCAGGCAGTTGGTATGCCTTTGGGTCATAGACAAGAACGCCATCAGTCATTAGTGACAAACGGGCTGCTCTTTTCTCTGGGATCATCTCTCCCCAACGAGAAACAGCAGGTTGCGAGACATCGAGTGCCTTCGCCAATTTGGCCTTGCTGCCAAAATATTTAACTGCGTCTTCGGTTAGCACTGGGCACCTCCTTCGTTAACGTTTGTTTGGAAATTATAACTTAACAAAAGCTAAGTCAAATTAATTTACATTAACCCCCATGAAAAACACAGAGCTAAACGACCGTATTCGTCGCAGAAGAACAGAACTCGATATGTCACAGCAGAAGCTGGCTGATGCTGTGAAGGTTTCGCACGTCACCATTTTCAAATGGGAAAATGGTGAGACAGAACCTAAAGGGCAAAACCTGTTCAAGCTGAGTAAAGCTCTGAAGTGCTCCCCCACCTGGCTCTTATACGGCGATGAAGATCAATCGCCACTGCCCGCAGAAGAATTACCGAAAGAGCTTGATGCTCGTCAGTTGAAGCTACTGGATCTCTTTGATTCACTTCCAGAATCTGAAAAAGACAGACATTTGAATGAACTGGAGTCGCGCGTCGAAGGCTTTAACAAGCTATTTGAAGAGCTGTTAGCTACAAGAAAAAAATCACAAAAAAAATAACCATAAAATTCATTTAGTTAAAATAGCCCCAATCTATGCTTAACTTTTTTTAAGTAAATTCCATTGACCATTAACTTACCTTTGGTTAAGCTCCATCACATCAACGACGCACTAACCACGCGGCAGTTGTTCAGAAACAGTTCTGACAGCCCGGAAAGACGGGCGCGAATTCTTCGGGTCGCCGACAGTACGATGACATGCGGGAAAGACTGCAACCGGCGTATGGCACATGCGTCGAAGCGGTCCGGGGGCTCCTTGGTACATGGCCCAGCGGGTAGCCGGAATGTGCAAGCCAGGTGTCCAGGCACGACAGGCGATTCACCATCGTGGCGGTACGGTGTGACTCCCGGGAAGAGTCCGGGATACAACATGAGAGCGCACTTCATTTTTATCAGTTATGGCGATGTTGTTAAATCAAAAGGCGGAGTGCGCTCCCAGTTGTAAAGAATCACGTAGCCAGCGTGGTACCAGAGGAAAACTGCTGTGTGTAGTCTTTGCCCGCTTTGCGGCGGGCAATTTTTTTAACAGCACGGTTTTGTGACCCTTCAGTGAAAACTGAAGCCCTCCAAGAGAGGGAAGTGGCGAGGAAAGACCAGTGAGCATGACCAGCTCTGACGCCGGGAAAGACCGGGGGGAAAGACCAATGACCAACGGGCCTGACCAGCCCTGACTGCCAGGAAAGACCGGCAACCAGCAGGCGTAAAATAGCCCACCGAAGTGGGCTATTTTACCCGGGACAGTGACCAAACCGCCCGGAATGCTACAGGGGACCAACCCCGTAGCGAGGAAAGACCAATGCCGACAGAATCAACACTGATCGGCTCTGAGTATACATCAACAAGGAGTCGCTATGGAAGCGCTTACCATCCCAGTAACAATCTACGTTATGGCAACAACCAATCCATATCTACCAACGTCTTATCACTCATTCACCTGTGACATGTCACAACAATACCCTGATCTGTATGTCCTCGTTACTACCAAAACGATAGAGGTTACCATTCCGGCTTTAGAGCCAATCGACATTATTGGCATGCAGGTTAATGCCCTTCGTGCGAAGAAAGAGAAAATCTCTGCCGAAGCTAAGAAGGAGCTGGGTGTTATTGAAGACCAGATTCAGCAGCTGCTGTGCATCGATCACTCTCCAATTGAAGAAAGCGACGTACCGTTTTAATTAACCGGCGCGTGACCTGCGCCAGTAACCAAGAGGAAAGACCAATGACCATCTACAACGGCTTATTTGAGCCAAAAAAATCGGCTATTAAGGACTGCGGCGCCGTGCAGCTGGCGATCGCCGTCGAAGCACCGAACAAGAAAGTCGCTGAAAGTATTATGACCGGAAAACTCTGGGAGTCTTACCCGGCGAACGGAGACAACTATTTCAAACCTAAGCTGTGGGAACACATTGAAGGCCAGCCACTGCCGGCAGTCGGCCAGTTCGATGAACATTTCGCCCAGGAAAACACCTTTGACGGTGAAAAATGGGTGGCTAACAGCCAGGATGACGGCGCCACCGAGTTGCCGGCAGGCGATGAAGTTATCGATCTGATGACGGTATCCCCCAGGGAGCGTTTTGCTGCTGTATTACTCTTCAGCAAATTAGAGATAAACGGCCAGCTCTATTCGCAGGTTGTAGATTATCTTGATGATCTGGATAACCACGACGAATCCATAGAAGAGGATGACCGTTTTAATTTCAATGTGCTTTGCGCCCTGCACAATAACGAACCAGTGAAACATATGCACGTGGAAGGTCTGAACAATCTGATCCATGGCATCTTCTCCCATTTTGAAAACCAGATGCCGGGTAAAGCGGCTATTTCTCAATTTGTAAAACGCTGGCTTGAAAATCCCGGTAAACGCGAAGAAATGGTACCAGACCAAAATTATGCCCCCAGCACTGATAACAACGTTAAAATCGCGCCAAAGCGTGGTTATAAACATACCTATGCAACACTGGATCAGGAGCTCGCTGTTGCGCTGCTCCCTATCTCTCCCGACGCGCCAGTATTATCAGGCAACCTTCGCGACGCGGAGAAAATCATTGCAGACGATCGTGAGGATTTTAAACGTTGGTCTGCATCACTGCATGTCACACCGAACATACTCAAATATGACCGTGCCAGCATTTTCGGCGTAGTGCAGAACGTTCCGGCGAAAGATACTTACCATTTTCCGGAAAGCCTGCGCCGCCATATTACTTCATGGCTTGAAGCTAACGGCCGCTTTGAAGAAGACGAAGGCTCATCACAAAGACAACCGACAGCGGAGCAAAATACCGCCTCAAACGTGGTCAAAAAAGAGGAACTTCCGCCGCCGGTTGTAACCGATACCCAGGCCAAACAGGCGCGTGAGACGCTCAACGATATGGGCTATGGCGTATATGCCTCTGGTGAAGGAGCAGGGCCAGAAGAGAAGTTGAGTGAAAAAGTAAAAACTATCGTTCAGGGCGTTGATCAGCTTGTTGAACGAATTAACCGAGAAGAGAACCTGCCGAAAGCTTCCGAAGTCGTCCAGAGCATTAACGAAATGCAGGAAACAGAACGTGACAATCTGGAACTATGGAAACGAGTTTTCAAAACTGATGAACGGTTTACTAAAGCCTTTACGCAGAACGGCGGCGGCACCTCGATCAATGGCACGTACCTAACGATGGTAGCAACACGTGAGTTTGGCTTGAAAGGGAGCGGCTGGGGCGTCGATATTCTGGAAGAACGCTTTGATGATGGCGCACCAATTACACGTACAGTAAAAGGAGCTGACGGTAATAATACATGGGAACTGATCCCTGATGGTAATGGTGGCTTCCTAACTGAAAAACACCATGTGATAAAAATTAGGCTGTGGTACCTGGTAAACGGTGTTCGTGGTGAAGAATACGCCTACGGATGTACCCCTTACATTTACGGCAGTAAATACGGCCCTATCTGCGACGGCGAAGCTACTAAAAAATCACTAACTGACGCCACCAAAAAGGCATTATCCGGCCTCGGATTCAGCGGCGATATATTTATGGGGCTTTACGACAATCTGGAGTACCGCCAAAAGAACAAGGCCGAATTTGATCTTAAGAACGCCAGCGAAACCGCCGAAGATGCAGCGCGGTTGCGTCAGGAGTTCGATGACAAACTAACCCGCGTCGCCAATACACTGGCACATGGCGTAACAGTGAACGAAATAAACGGTGTGTTCTCCCCTATCGCACGTGAAATCGATGTTCACATTAAGGCCGCACAGGCCAACGGCGACAAGCAACATGAACGCTATCTTTCTGGCCGCCTGCGCCGCCTGATTGCCATTAAAGATGGTCGTCTCAAAGAACTGAATAAAGCCGAGGAGAAAGCATAATGACTTCCACAACTGCAATCGCTATTGCTGCTGATATGTCTAAACTCCAGGCGCTTCTGGAAAATGAAGACGGTTCTGGTCTGTCAGCTGAAATGATCGCCGATACAATGGAGGGGCTCGAGCTGCAGCTCGGCGACAAACTCGACGCGGTATTCGTCCATGTTCGCAACCTTGAAGGTCTGGCGAAAACCTGCGACGAAGAAGCCAAACGCCTGGCCGCCCGTAAAAAGTCATTCGAAGGTAAGATCACCAACCTGAAGAATTATGTGCTTCAGTGCCTGCTGGCCGCGGGGCAGGATACCGTTAAAACTGCAAAGAACACCTTTACCGCCCGCAAAGGTGCAATCAACGTGGTGATCGATAATGTCGATTTACTTCCGGATGATTTGGTAACCGTTGAGACAGTGGTTACGCCGGACAAAAAGGCAATCAAAGAGGCTATCGAATCCTCGCAGGCGGCGGCTGCACAGATTACTGCTGATGGCGGAGAGATACCGGGAGAACTGTTAAATCCAGTGCCGGGCGCTCACCTTGAGATTGGCGAACGTTCACTGCAGGTGCGCTGATATGCTGAGACTATCTCTGAAAAAAGGTGATGCGGTTCATATCGTGTTACCAGATGGGACTAACGCAATTATCGAAGCGCTGGCCCGGTGTGAACTCGGTATGCACTTCCCCCGCAATATCAAGATAACGCGTGAGGATGGTGCATTCCAACCGAAACAAAACCTGATTAAGCATAATCAGAAATAGCCCATCACTACCGCTAGCATTGTGGTCTACAAATAAACCGGAGATCACAATGCTACGTTGGCAACCAGGTGTAGTTTTACTTTCTGAATTCGATATCAAAATTGGCAGGCTATCAGCCAGCGTTAGAAAAAGGACTCTGACCCAGTCCGATATCCATATCGCTTGTGATACAGCTGACAACGCAATAGCCCAGCTTATGAGGAAAGACCATGACCAGAGAAAACGATCTCCTGACCGACGATGAACTGATAGAATTGACCGGATACCGATTTCCTTCTAAGCAGTGCTCGGCTTTAGCTAAATCCGGTATTTCGTTTGTTAAACGTCGGGACGGCCGGCCTCGCGTGACATGGACACATGTGAATGCAGCACTATTCGGAGACAGAAAAATAGTTGCTGACGAAGAAGAAAAACCAAACTTTGATGCTATTTAAATTATGGGAAGAAAAAGAAAAAACCAGGAGGATAACAAACTTCCTCCCCGCGTTTATTCAAATAAGTACAGTTACTATTACAAACCAACCTCAAAAGAATGCATCACAATTGGCCCCGTATCAATGCCCTTGTCTCAGTTATGGGCAAGATATGAGGCATTAATTGATGAACAGGCCAACGTAATGACATTCAGTAAATTATGGGGGTTATTTCTTAAGAGTGCCTATTATCTTGAATTGAAACCAAGGACGCAGAAAGATTATCTGCAACACCAAAAAAAGCTACTTGCTGTATTTGGGAAGATTACGGCAGATAAAATTAAAACTGAAGATATCAGGATGTTTATGGATAGGCGAGGCTTGCAAAGTAAAACACAGGCAAATCATGAAATGAGTAGCATGTCTCGTGTTTTCAGATGGGGTTTTGAGCGGGGTATGGTTAAAAGGAATCCTTGCCAGGGCGTCAGTAAATTTAAAGCTGTCGCCCGCGGGAGGTACATTACCGACGCGGAATACGAGGCCATCTATAAGGAGGCGGATGATGTCGTTCGTACAGCAATGGAAATAGCCTATCTTTGCGCTGCCCGCCTGGCTGATGTACTCGGCATGCAGTGGCGACAGGTAACGCCGGAAGGAATCTTCATTCAGCAGGGTAAAAACAATGTTAGCCAGATCAAGCAGTGGACAGACCGGCTTAAACAGGCTTTCGAACTCGCAAAAACATTCTCTAATTCCGGCAATCCAGGAGCATTCGTCCTGATGGGTTCACATGGTAGCGGGTTCAGTAAAAGAGGATTCAGCCACCGATGGGAGGAGGCAAGGCATAAGGCTTCTGTAAAACTGGGGTACGTTCTCGACTGTACGTTCCACGATCTGAAGGCGAAAGGTATCTCTGATTACGAAGGAAGCAGCCGGGATAAACAACTGTTCAGCGGACATAAAACAGAAAGCCAGGTACTGATTTATGATCGTAAAACGAAGGTGTCACCCACTCTCGACAAGCCGCCAATTGAGACTAAAAATTCTAAGTGA